ACGACCGTCTCGACGGCGGGGAGATGCAGCGCTCGAAAGGCTCGCGCCGCGACAAGGAGAGGGCTGAGAAGCCCCAGCCGGAAGAGTGTTTGCAATGCGGCCGCATTAAACCGGCCGCAGCCAGGAAGTGTCCATCCTGCGGCTTCATGACCGCTCCAAAAACCAGGCACGTGCACGCCGTCGGCGAGCTCGAGCAGGTTTGCGGCAAGGCCATCAAAGCTGACCGTGAAACCAAGCAACTATGGCATTCGATGCTCCTGCAGATCGCGTCCGACCGCGGTCATAAACAGGGCTGGGCCGCACACAAGTACAAAGAAAGGTTTGACTGCTGGCCTCGCGGGTTAGCGGACATCCGGATACCCCCCAGCGTCGAAGTCCGAAACTGGGTGAAGTCACGTGACATCGCATGGAGCAAGAGCGCAAGGAGGGCGGCATGAAGCCTATTCTCTTCACAAAGATTGTGAACACGCGCGGGCCGCTTTCAAAGGCTTTCGCGCTCAAAAACGGGCAGCTGCAAAAGACCGCGGCCGCCGATTTAGTCGAGGGCCGGGCCATCCGCACCGCGATCAAGGCGTTGCCGGATCTTGCAATGGTCATCGAAGGCCTGGGCCACAACGAGGCGCTGACGTTCGGCATTACATCGTTCGTCGACGCCCGCGTTGCGACTCAGAAAGCCCTGTCGAAGGCTGGCCGGAATACCGTTGCACGCGATCGCAAACATTTTTTCTGGCCGGAAGACCGGGCTATCCTGCAGTTGGATATCGACAAGCCGAAGGACGGCAGCAAGCCGCTCAAGGCGAAAGAGTTTGATGCCCTTCTCTGCAGGCTGCTGCCGTGGTGGCGCAGCGTTGCCAGGATGTATAAACCGAGCGCCAGCGCTTTCGTCTTTGACGATGCTGGCAACGAGCTCTCGGGCGCTGGCTCCCTTCGCGCTTATGCGATAGTCGATAAGGGGGAAAACATCCCCCACCTTGGCGTTGCCGTCACGGACGCGCTTTGGCGTGCTGGATACGGCCGCATTGAATTCGGCGCCGCCGGGCAGGCCCTGGTTCGCTGCCCCGTTGACGGGGCAGTGTGGCAGCCGGAGCGACTGGATTTCCAGGGCGCTCCAATTCTTGGCAAGGGTCTGACGCAAAAGAAGTTTCCTCCGCTGTTTTTCGACGGTGTAGACATCGTTTCCGAACAAGCACTTGCGTCCGGCCCGGGCAAGATCGCTTTCTCGGCCTGGCAGGCCGGCAGCAAAGAGGTCCGCATTGCCAAGAATGCGGCGAAGCCAGAAGAGAAGCGCCGCCGCAACAGATACATCGACGATCGCGTGCGGAAGGACGTCGAAGCTGGCGCCGATAAAAAGGCGGCAACGCAGCGCTGGCAGGCCGCGGTGCTTTCAAACACGCTGCGCGGGGATTTCGTGCTGCACTTCCGCGACCGTGGCCCGACCAAGGTCACTGATGTTTTGGCGAATGTCAGAACATTTCACCTTGAACGCTGCGCTGACCCGCTCGAGCCTGCAGGTTATGGCGGTGATCCCAGGATTGCGCAGTTTTACGCCAATCAAGCGCCAAAACGCCCGAGCGTGTTCTCCCACGCGCATGGCGGTTGCCGATACGCGCTGACTGCCTAAGGACATCTCAATGAAACGAACTATCGACCTCCGCCCAAAGAGGAGAGCGCGGTCGTACCTGGCTGCGCGCCCCAATCTGGCGATTGCATGGTCATCGACCATCAAAAACCTGGACGCTGAAGACAAGCTGTTTGCCGAGCGGCTCATGTTCGACGTCTGCCATTTCATGGCCAGCAGGCCGGAAGGCAAACCACTCCCGCTTCGTGCTTGATCAGGCATAACTTTTAAGAGATCAAAATGGCAACAAGACAAAAACCCTCGCACCCATCGACCCACTCCGCGGACCGCATCGCCAAGGCGCTGTCGAGTGTCACGCCGGTCCGTGTGCGGAAATTGCCGCCGCCCGGCGATCGTCCGGCCCTCGAGGCCGGTGACGCAATCGTCGAAGCGCTGGACCGCGTCATGACCGCCAAGGCGCGGATGGTAGAGCAGCGCCTTCCGCCAAAGAGGCCGCCCAAGCCGGTCGCAGCCGAAACGCCGGAGCGCGGTGCACGTGCTGCGGAAGGCATCGATGAGGAATGCCTCTCGATGAATGATGGCCACATCCGCGGGCGGGTGAGGTACCCGATGACGCTGCTCCCGGCGCTTATGCACATCGAGAGCGATGCGCTCGAGGCCCGCCAGAAGCGCTCCAAGCCCAATGAGCCCCCATTGCGCAAATCGAAACTGGATAAAGCCCTCGATTTCGATCAGACGCAAACGCTGCGCTGGGCGCTCTCGCGCTATTTCGTCGACAGCTTCCTCACCCAGGAAAGCGGTAAGAGCCTTTACGAGCCGACGATAAGCGGCGGCAACGCACCGCGCAGGTTGATGCCCTATGGCAAGGCCCAGCAGCAGGCACTGGAGCGCCTAGCCTACGTCAGAAAGCACCTTTCCAGAGAGGATAGACGTGACCTCGAAACCTTCGGAATCATGATGGGCGATGAAGATTTGATACGCCAGCCGATATCCATGGCAAAGTTCGGTCACAGTAAAACCGGACTTGCGGATGAACGTATCCAAGAAGGCGTTGCTATAGGCGTAATCATGAAGGTTGCAGAAAGGCTATATGATCTTTATAGGCTGCATACGCTGCCGAGTCATTTCTTGGATACATCTGCGGCCTGATACAATTTGATACACTTTTTTCTTCAGAATACAAGAAATAGCTCTTGCGCCTTACGGCAGAATAAAGTAGGGTTATTTCTAAGCTCGAAGAGCCATGCGCAGCCGCCCGAATTTTATTCGTTGGCGGCTTTTTTCACGTCTTCCTCCTGCTGGGGAATGAAGCGGCGGACACAAACGGGTAGCTCCCGGTCCGCCGCGATCCCAGCAAGGCCCAATCCCAGCAAAGGACAAACTGGCATGCACAAGCTCACTCACGAGCGGCTTATTGCCGTGGCCGATTACGACCCCACGACTGGCCGCTTCACCGCCAAGATAAATCGCAATCGCGTTAAGGCTGGCACCATCCTCGGCACGCGTCACGGCAACGGGTATTTGGTCGCCCGCATCGACGGCGAGCGCTTCCTATTGCACCGCCTGGCTTATTTTTACATGAAGGGCACGTGGCCGAAGGACGAGATCGACCACCGCAACCTGCGCAAAGACGAAAACCGTTTCGCGAACCTGAGGGAAGCAACCCGTCAGCTCAACGCGGCCAACATCGGACCCCAGCGCAATAATCCGCTCGGCCGCAAGGGCGTATATGTCCAGAACCGCAAGAAGCGATACCGGGCGCAAATCAAGGTTGATAACCGGACGATCTATCTGGGGAGCTTCAAGCATTCCGAGACCGCAAGCGTTTTCTACGCTCTAGCCGCCATGCGCCATTTCGGCGATTTCGCCCGCGTAGCCTAAGGAACCGAAATGACCGCAACAGTCACACCGAACCATTCGGCGCTGCAGTCATCGATCCGCGCGGTCACCGGCAAAGCGCTCGATTATAACTCGGATTGGCACGCTCTATTCGACCATGACGGCATCACGGCCGGCTTAGGCTTCGACGGCCGCCTGCTCAAATGGATCAATTTCAAACTCTCGTCGAATTACGTTTCCCTGCCCGCCGCGATGCACGCATACGCGGTTTCCAAAGGCGCGCCCAACTGGTCCGCGCTCACAACGATCTAACCTGAAAGGAAAGCCAAATGGCTAAGAAAGAGAACGAAGGCAAAGACTCTCACGGCATGAAGCGCATGAAGATCAATGGCCACGAGGATACGGTTCTCGGCCGCGCCGCTGGCGAAGCCAAGGAATACACCACGCACAAGGGCAAGCCCGTAGAGCGTAAGACCGGCGGCAAGAAGAACCCGTTCGCGTGGACCTGATGTCGCATTTCATGCGTGACGATCATTCACTCGACATTTTCCGAGAAGAGCGTCTTGGCCGCAATCGCCGCCGGGGGAAAGTTAAGCGCGAGAACCGTTATGGCGTTTTTGATGGGGAGAAGATCGTTCCGCTTAAGCATGTGTTTGGCGCTGAATATGTATCAGCACAACATGAGCCGACATCGGATTTTTAAAGCGCCATGACCCGCAAGCTCACTCCTAAGCAGGAGAAGTTCTGCCAGCTCTACATCGAGCTCGGCGATGCTTCGGCGGCTTATCGCGGCGCCTACGATGCCAAGGCCATGAAGCCTACCACCATTAACCGCAAAGCCACCGAGTTAATGCGGAACGGCATTGTTACGGCACGCATCGATGAAATCCGCAAACCTATCCAAGAGCGCGTCGCAGCCAAATTCGAGGTCACCCTCGAAAACCTCACGGCTATGCTTTTCGCGGATCGAAAGAAGGCTGAGAGCTTGGAAGCGTCTGCGGCTGGGATCGCGTGCGCGCGCGACACGGTGATGGCGATCGCCAAGCTGAACGGGCTCATCGTCGATCAGGTCAAGACCAACAACACCTCATACGTGATGGGCGTCGAACGCCTTAAGAGCGAGGAAGAGTTTGACGCAGCCTATAGCATGGGCGTGGAAAGCGCAGCCGGGTCCTCAGACGGCTTTGATTGACTGCCCGTACCCCGAAATCTTCTTCGGCGGCGCGCGCGGCGGCGGCAAGGGCTTACCCAAGGAGCATAGGGTCTTAACGCCTTTCGGCTGGCGAGAAATCGGCCGCCTGAAGGAAGGCGACAAGATTTGCGCCACGGATGGTACGGTTACAAGCGTCATTGGCGTCTATCATCGCGGCGTGCAGCCCATGTATCGGCTGACGTTGCATGACGGCACCGTTGTTCGTTGCGACGAGGATCACATCTGGCTGGGCTGGGAAGCGAACAAGTCGCGCAAGATTGGGAACGAGCGCACTTCTGGTGAGAGTGCGGCGCGAAAATGGACAACGCGCCAGATTTTCGGGCATTACCAGCGCCATGGCATCAAACACAGAATAGCGCTTCCGGTCATTTCAGCGCCGTGTGCGATGAACGGCAACGCAAGGTGGGGCGAAATTCCCCCTTACGTGATTGGCGTTCTCTTGGGCAACTGCGGCTCTCTCGATAAGCGTGTTCCATCCGGCCTTTTGTTCGCACCCGCAGATCAGCGCTGGGAAGTGCTTCGCGGCCTCATGGACACGGACGGATGGGCTGAAGCGGATGGTGATTGCTACTTTGCTTCGATCTCGCGCGGTTTGGCGGAAGATGTAAGGAACCTTGCCCGGTCCCTTGGGGCGGTTGTCACGATGCGGGTTGGGCAGAAGGCTTGCACAAACGCAATCGGGCGCCCTTCGACCGAGGCATTCTGCCTTCGCATCAAGATGCCTGAACCGGAGCGCATGTTCGCCTTGCCGAGAAAGCAGGCTGTGTGCCGCGGCCGGGTTCCGCAAAGCATGGGCGTATGGATCGACAGCATTGAGCCATGCAAACCGGAAGAGACGGTTTGCATCCAAGTGGCGCATCCAAGCAGCTTGTTCATCATCGAGGATTTCGTCGTCACGCATAATTCGGACGGCGTTTTGGGCAAGTGGGGCGTCAAGGCAGCACTCTACGGCGAACGATTTAACGCGGTACTCTTCCGCCCGGAAATGCCGGGCTCCGATGACCTTTGGGCCCGGGCGGAAGAGATTTACGGCCTTGTCGGAGCTTCGCTGAAAGAGTCGAAAAAGACGATCATTATGCCGGGCGGCGGCCGTATCCGCTTCCGCCCGCTCGAAAGCGTCTCGGATGCTGGAAAGTATCAGGGCCAGAACCTAAGCGACGTCGCAATCGAAGAGGCTGGGCTTTATCCAAGTCCGAAACCTATCGATATGATGCACGGCGCGATGCGGTCCGCTTCTGGCGTGCCGACGCAAATGATACTGACCGGCAACCCTGGCGGGCCCGGCCAGCAGTGGATTGCTGAGCGCTACATAAACCCCGCCCCGCTTGGCATGAAAAAGCTTATTCGGGTTCTCCCGAATGGCAAAGAGCATAAATATATCTTCATCCCGTCCAAGGTGCGGGATAACAAGATTCTCCTCGACAACGACCCCAGCTACATTGATCGGCTGTATCTCGTCGGCTCGCCTCAGCTTGTAAAAGCCTGGCTCGACGGTGATTGGAGCGCGATCGAGGGCGCGTTTTTTCAGGAGTTCAGCGTGGCCAGGCATGTTTTGCGTCCTGTGCCCATACCCGCCTTCTGGATGCGTTTCAGGGCAATGGACTGGGGCTCAGCCAAACCATTCTGCGTCCAGTGGTACGCGGTAGCAGGCGACGACTGGCAGCATCCAGACGGGCATGTAATCCCGCGAGGCGCCATGGTTTGCTACAGGGAATGGTACGGCGCCAGCGCTCCGAACGTCGGCCTAAAGCTTACTGCGGACGCGGTAGGCAAGGGCATCAAAGAGCGAGAGAAGGACGAGCGGATTGATGAGGCGGCAAGCGTCATCGATCCCGCGACGTTCACTCAAGACGGCGGACCCTCGATCGCCGAACGCCTCGCCCTGCAGCGGGTCATATTCCGGCCCGCGGACAACGCACGCATCGCAAGAGCGGGCGCGATGGGTGGCTGGGATACGCTGAGGCAAAGGCTCATCGGCGATAATGACGGCCGGCCGATGATTTATTGGTTTTCGACGTGCACGGCGCTGATCCGCACGCTGCCGATGCTGCAGCACGATCCGTCCAAGGCGGAAGACCTCGACACGAAGGCGGAGGACCACGCGGCAGACACGGCACGCTACGCCGTTATGTCCCGCCCATGGGTTCGCCCGCGGCCGATACCGCTTAGCGAGCGGCTTTCGGTCCCGATGACCCACGATGCAATGAAAGCATGGCGCGAAGATCGCGACCGCAGAGCGAAGGACAGGCTTTGAACGACAACGCACCGAAGACCGAGGCGCAAGCGCCCGCATTTGGCCAGCAGATGAACGGCGAACAGTTCGCTGCGCTCCTGAAAGAGACGCTGCAAATCGTGGTCATGGGTATGATGTCCCGCCACAATATGGTGCCCCCGCAAATGATGATTGCATCTCTTTCCGCCGCCATGGGCATGGTGATGAGCGAAGTCACGGCAACGCCCGTCATCGCCACCACGCTTGAGCTTCGTAAGGGCGTGCAGGACATTTTTGCCGAGACGCTGCGCAAGCATGTGGCTGCGCTCTCGGCAGTAACCCCCGGCACTCATTTCCAAGTGAAGCCCGATGGCAAAAAGCACTAAGGGCGGCGCCGGCCGCGGGATCCAGGATCGCCCCAAGGCAACGTCCGAAACGGGTGGCGGCACGGTTGCCGACCTCAACACGCTTGCCAATCCCGGGGACGATTATTCCAAGGAAGAGGCGGGCGGCAGCGCGAAGAATTGGCTGCAGGAAATTACGTTCGCCAAGAAGCGCGCCGAGGCATGGCATCAGGTTGGCTCCGACGTTCTTGGGCGCTATCGCGACAATCGCGCGACGGAGACGCCCCAAGGCAAGCGCAATGAGCGCCGGACGAACATCCTCTGGAGCAACACAGAAACGCTCATGAGCCACCTTTGCGTGGATCTGGGCACACCCGACGTGAAGCGCTCCTTTCCGCAGCCTGGCAAGAAGACCAAGGTTGCGCGCGTCGCCGCTGAGATCCTCGAAAAGGTCCTCAAGGTTGAGGATCACGGTCAGGACGTTACCCATGAATTCGAGGTGGCGATCGAGGATCACCTGCTGCCGGGCCGCGGCCAAATCTGGCTCGATCTCGATGAGGCTGAGGACGAAAACGGAGACATGAATTGGCTCGAGGCCAAGATCGTGCATGTGCCGTGGGATGGCTATCTCGAGGGTGAAGGCCGCAATTGGCGCGAAGTCCCATGGGTCGGCCGGATGCTGCTCTTTTCGAAGAACGACCTCGAGAAATCCTTTAAGGAGTATGCGGACGAAATCCCGCTCAACTACACCGTAGACGTCGGCCAATCGCGTCAGACCGAAGAGGTCTATAAGCGTGCCGCCGTTTGGGAGCTATGGTGCAAGGAGACCAAGCAGCGGATCTACATCGCCGAGGATTTCCCGACGATCCTGCAGGTCGACGACGATCCGTACAGGCTCAAGGGATTCTTCCCGTGCCCGTCCGGGCTATATGCGGTGAAGACCTCAAACGATCGCACACCGGTAGCGCTCTATAAGCAGTATGAGGACCAGGTCATGGAGCTCGACCGGCTCACGACCCGCTCCTACCGTCTTCTCGAGTCGCTAAAATATTGCGGCGTATATGGGTTTGTGGGCGAAGATGGCATGCCCGATATGTCGCGCCTCGACGATGGCGAGTTCATTCCGTTCAAGAATTTCCCGGCGCTACAAGATAAGGGCGGCCTCGAAAACCTATTCATGGTCCGCGATCTCGAGAAGATCATGATCGCGATTAAGGGCGTGCAGGAGCAGCGCCAAAGTCTTATCCAGACGATTTACGAGGTGACGGGCATCTCGGACATTATCCGCGGACAGTCGAACCCGAATGAGACGTTCGGCGCCCAGCGGCTCAAAGCGCGGTTCGGCTCAAACCGGAGTTCGCGCCGGCAGCGCATCGTCCAGCGCTTCGTTCGCGACGCCTACCGCCTGAAGGCGGAGCTGATTGCGGAGCACTATTCCCGCGAGCAATTGCAAGAAATGACGGGGATTTCGATCCCCACCAAGGAAGACCAGGACAAGGCACGGATTGCGCTCGCGCAGGCCAAGCAGGCGATGCAGCAGGCGCAGGCGGCTCAGCAGGCGATCGTACAGAGGCTAGCGCCGCCAGCGCAGCCTGGAATGCCCCAGGCGGCTTCTGGAGCCCCTATGGGCGCCAACGCTGCCCCAGGGGCTCCCGCGGGCGCGAACGGAACGCCGAACCCGGCTATGCAGCAAGCGGCGATGACCGCTCAGAAGCTTGCGCCCATGCCCCAGTTCGATCCGGATAGCATTCAGGAAATTCAAAACATCCTGTCTGCGGTTTGCTGGGAGGATATTCAGAAGGTGCTGCGCTCGAATGTGCGCCGCCTGTTCATGGTCGATATCGAGACCGACGACACGGCGTTCGAAGACGAGCAGGAGACCAAGGACTCGGCGAACGAATTCGCCAAGACGCTGTTCGGCCTGATGCAGGAGACGCTACCGGCGATCCAGTCCAACCCGGCGCTTATTCCGATGGCCAAGGAGACGGTGCTCTTCGTGGCGGACTCTTACAAGGTCGGCCAGGCCTTTGAGGACGTGATCAACGACACCTTCGACAAGATGGCGAAAATGCCGCCCAAGCCCGCTGGAGACCCCAAGCAGGCGGCTGAAAACGCGAAGGTTCAAGCGGTCCAGGCCGAGACGAGGGCCCGGCTGCAGAACGACGCTATGGACCAGCAGCAGGCTCGCGAAGAGCACGCCATGACGATGCAGGAGCGGCAGCAAAACATGCAGCAGGATCAGCAAATCCACGCCGCAGAGATGCAGAGCCGCATGGAAGAGATGGCCGCCGAACGCGAAAAGCTGCAGCTGCAGCTTAAGGAGATGACGGCGAAGCTGGCCGCGGCGGGACTACCGTCGCAGCCGATAGCAGCATGAGAATGGCCACAGCCAAATCCATCTACTTATATACTGCACCGCAGTTGGTGCAACGGCCATTGAAAACAGTGAACCGTTCGCAATGTAAGCATTTCGTCCCCTTTCCGCCTTTCCCGCCATTCGGAGGGGCAACTGGCACAATCATGCGTTGACCGCAATTGGAGCACGTCCGGTCTCTTCCGTTTGCGTCCACGAAAAACGTTTGACGACTACATTTAGGGCAAGTCTTACCAGCCATATCTTCACCTTACGCATATATGTGTGTGTGTATGTGTGTATGCTGAAGCTTGTGTCAATGGGGACCGCTGCAATGCCGTCAAACTAGCAGCATCCATCTTATTCGGCTCAGCAAGGCGCTTTCGGGCGCCTTTTTTATTGGGAATTCAACAGCATGCCAGTTTCGATGGCGGGTCTTGACCTGTCTTTCCTGAAGACGCCCGCATCCAAGCGCTTCCTGGCCAAAGCCAAGCAGGAAGGCAACAAAAAGCGCGCTGCCCGCGCCGCTGAATACCGCGCTCGCAAGCGCTCCGATCTCGAATGCCCAGCATTCATGCCGGACATCAACGCGGTCTATGGTGATGGCTTCAAGTCTCCCATCGACGGCCGTTGGATTTCATCCCGTTCACAGCTTCGGGCTCACAACCGCACGCACCGCGTCGACCAGTGCGGCGACGTGAAAATCGAAGATTACACCGCTTATGTCGAGAAACAGCGCGACGTCGGCGACATCAACACGAAGGAGGTCTCGTTCGAATGGAGTCCCTACCAGAAGTAGCGGTCAGCAGCCCTGAAAAGGGCGACGCGCGCAACCTCAGCGACATCCTGAATGCCCAGCTCGACGCCGCTGAAAAGCGGACGCGGGACAAGGCCTCCGAACGTAAGAGTAAGCCATCCGAGGAAGAGAAGCCCGTCAAGGAAGCCCCAAAGGGCGAAACCGATGATGAGGCTCCTTCCAAAGGCGGCAAAAAGCCGGCGGCCGATGGCGACAAGCCAAAGGAGCCGGCGAAACAGGCAAAAGTGGAATCCGATGCGGACAAGCCCTTTGCGCCAAAGTCGTGGACCGAAGAAGAGCGGAAGGCCTTCGAGGCGTCGCCCCCCGAGGTGCAATCAGCCATAAACAAGCTGGTTAAGAACCTCCAAGGTGGTTTCACCAAGAAGACGCAAGCTCTTGCTGAGGACCAAAAATTTGCTTCCGAAGTCCGGGGCGTTCTGCAGCCGCATCACATGCAGCTGTTCAAGAGCCACGGGATGACGGAAGCCCAGGGCATCAAAACGGTTATGGGGCTGTATGACAGCGCCACGAAAGACCCCGTGTCGTTCGTCAAGCGCATGATTCAGAACAGCCGCATACCGCTTGAAGCCCTTGGCATCGCCGCACCGCAGAGTGGCACGCAGCCGGCACCGGAAACACCCGGTCAACCCGCCGATCCCACCGTGGCAAGGCTCCAGGAAGAACTAAACGCGATCAAAGGCGTTTTGACACAGGCTCATACCCAATCCCTTAACACCGCGAGGCAGCGTGAAGAAGCTGCGATCGCGGAAACGCACAATGTCATCATGAACTTCATCAACGAAGTAGATGATGCCGGCATGCCAGCGCATCCCCATTGGGATACCGTTCAAAATCATGTGCTCATGATTGCCAAGAACGACCCCGATATTGCGGACCTGCCCCCACGCGAGAAGCTTGCAGCGGCCTATGAAAGGGCCGTATGGGCCAATCCCGCGGCGAAGGCGGCCATGCTTGAGGCGGAGCGCGCGAAGACTGCGGCGGAATTCGAGAAGGAGCGCTCACGGGCGGCCATTTCGAGGAAGCCCAGCAGCGCATCTGGCGGCGTCAAGGCGGGTAAAAAGCCATTGGATCAAATCATCAGGGATCGCGCACGAAAATTTGGCGGACTTTAACCTAAGGACCTGATCCCATGTCGATCCCCAACAGCACGTGGACCGAGTTGACCTCGACCACGCTGGCGGATTATCGCGATCAGCTCGCCGATAACGTGCTCAAGCACAATCCCTTCCTCCTGCGTCTTATGGAGAAGGGGAACACGGACGAGGCTGACGGCGGCTATACGCTTCTCGAAAACCTAATGTACCAGCAGAATTCAACCTTCAGCTGGTACTCTGGCTACATGCAATTGAACGTCACGGCTTCTGACACGATCACGAGCGCGCAGTTCGACTGGCGCCAGTGCAACGCGAACGTCACGATCAGCGGCCTGGAACAAATCCAGAACGCCGGCCGCGAGCAGAAGTTCAGCCTCATCAAGTCGCGTATTCTTGTGGCTGAAAAGACCCTCAAGAATAACGTGGCTGCTTCGCTGTTCTATTCGAACACCGAAAACTCTGGCCTCTCCATCGGCGGTCTGCAGTTCCTCGTCGCGGATAACCCCACAGCGGGCACCGTTGGCGGCATCTCGCAGGCGGCTCAGACCTGGTGGCAGAACCAATATTACAGCTTCAGCGGCAACTCTGTGACCGCTTCGGCAACCACGATCCAGGCAGCAATGAACTATGTCTACCTCAGGACCCTCCGCGGTCGCGATGAGATAGACCTGGTTCTCGGCGGCAAGACGTACTTTACGTACTACTGGACCAGCCTACAGACGCAGCAGCGCTTCACGGATTTCGAGAAACCGGCGGGCGCAGGCTTCCCGGCTGGCTTGAAGTACATGAATGCCGACTGCTTCTATGACCCGTCCGAGACGACCGGGACGCGCCTCTACATGCTCAACACGGACTATTTCCACTTCCGTCCGAGCTCAGAGCGCAATTTCGTTGTGGATCCTGAGAAGGCCTCGACGAACCAGGACGCCATCGTGATCCCGGTCTATTGGGCTGGCAACCTCACAAGCTCGAACTTGAGCCTCCAGGGAGTGGTCTGCACCTAATAAGTGCGATCATGAAAGGTCACGACTATGGCAGTCAACACCAACATCACGGCGTACCAGCCTCTGGGCGCCAATTTCTATCAGGCGGACACCACGCAGCGTTTCCGCCTTGGCGAAAAGGCTCTGGGCGCGAACAATTCCGAGTGGGAATACGTTCAAAACGCCTCGAGCTCCGTCGCGATCAACGCCTACGAGTTAGTTGGATACAACTCCGACTATAAAGCACAGGCGGTGGTTTCTTCGGCTACGTCCGACGCTGCGAAGTATCGCAACGCCGCGTTCGCCCAGGTCTCTATCCCGGCCTCGGGATACGGCTGGGTCTGCCGTCGCGCTTCTGGCGGGATCCAGGGCAAGGGCGTCGCTTCGTGCGCGGCCAATGCGCAGCTGTACGTCGGCGCTTCCGGTGTATCTGCGGGCGTCCTGCAGGGCGCTTCCGCGACCAACACCGTCAAGGTTGAGGGCGTGGTTTTCGTTACCGCGATCGGCTCTACGGGCACGAACAGCGCTGAAATCATCGCGAATTATCCGCGGTTCGGCGCCGTCAGCTAATAACGGGGCGGGCGATTGCGCCCGCCTTTCCCCTCCCTTGGAGCCTTTTCATGCAGGTTGAAGAACTCCATCCTGTAGCGTTTAAGATCGCCCCAAATTCCGGGCCCGAAGTTTTTAAGGCCAATATTCAGGCGAACATCGGCCTTCCTGTTCCCCGCCTGCGCGTCAGGCAGTGCATGATCGTTGGCGGCGGACCTTCCGTTGCCGATTATCTGGGCGAAATCGCAACCGCAAAAGCCAATGGCTTCGACATTTTCGCGATCAACGGCGCGGTCAATTTCTTGATGAAAAACAATATCGTGCCGCAGTACGGCATCCTTTACGACGCTCGCGAAGGCAACACGGTATTCGTCCGGCGCACATACGGCGCCGTTCATTGGCTTGTGGCTTCGCACGCTCACCCAGCCGTCTGGGATGCGCTCCTCAACACCGCGCACGGGATCCCCGAGCGCACGACCATGTTTCACACGAACGGCGGAGATGGCATCCAGGAGATGATCAGGGCGGCCGAACCTGAAGCCACAATTTTCGAAAGCGCGTCCATGGGCGGCCTCATGGCCCTCAGCCTCGTCAACATCATGGGCTACAAGACGGCGCGGCTTTACGGCTATGACAGCTCGGCGCGCGAAGTGCCGCTCGAAAAGCGGACTGATCCGACGGACATCTACGCCAAACACGCCTATCCGCAGCCCTTGAACGAAGACCAGAAGCTCGTCGAGGTCTATTTCAACGGCAAGCCCTACACGACCACGGGCGTTCTGGCTCAGCAAGCCACGTATTTCTCCAGAATTTACCGGCTTTACGAACAACTCGGCCTTTCCATCACCGTCATCGGCGATGGCCTTCTCCCGGATATGTGGCGCGCTGAGCAGGCGCTGCGGTCCATAACCTCACAGGAGTCTCAATGAGCGAAAATCCCCTTGCCGGCCGCCCTTATATGGTCGGCGAAAAGCAGGCGCTTAGCCGCTGGTACGACGCAACCGACAGCGCCGTGGTGAATGAGCACGGGCAGAAGCATTATCGCGTATCCGGGCAAATCGTGCGCGTCGGGGAAGTCGACCTTGCGGCGTCAGATTATCACCTTGAGGAAATCCTCAAATGGACGCTTTGCGTTGCTTCACGCGTGGTCAGCAGCCATGATGAGGCGGTGCAGCCTCTCTATCGCAACAACATCCGCACGTTTGAGCAGCGCTTTCCGGGCGCATTCGCCGAATACCGCAAGCGATTTGGCGAACAGGGTCTGCCGAAGACGATCGCGAGCGTCACCTCTGACGTGCCGCGCGAACTGCTTGGGCCGTATGAGCCCCCGGTCGAGCCCAAGAAGCCCGATGCGCTTTCCCGCCGTGAGCAGCTTCTAAGGGAGCTTGCCGAAATCGACGCCGAAGCCACCCGCGCGGAAGTTCTGGTGCCTCACGAAGAAGAGCCAGACGCCAGAGACGAATACGCCACCGAGGGCATGTCAATTCTCGAGTTCTCGAAAGTCCCGCCCAAAGCCCGCCAGAAGCTCCTGGAGCGCGGTGTGGCGACGGTTTCGCATCTCGCCGGCCTTCCAGACAGCATTCTCCCCGATCTCGGGCCCGGCCAATGGGTCAAATGGCGCCTCGAGGCTCAGCAAGCCACGGGCGACCCCCAATGGAAACAGCCTGAGCTCGCAGCGTAACTAAAGGACTGCGGCCTTGAGCCTCATCACGATCATTCAGGACGCCCTCGCGGAATGTGGCGAGACCGCCATACCGCAGACCGTCATCGGCAATTCAGACGCGACTGCCGTGAAGGCCCTCGCCATCGTGAAGGGTCTTGGCCGCGATCTTTGCAAACAGTACAAGTGGCCGGAGCTAAAGGTCGACTATCAGTTCGAAACGGTCATCAATCAAGCCGCCTATGCGCTTCCGTCCGATTTCCAGCGCATGGTCCCGCTTACGCAGTGGGATTTCACCGCGAAATGGGCGTTGAACGGTTCGGCAACGGACAGCTTCTGGGCGGCGCTGCAGAGCGGCATCATCACGGTCGGCCTTCGCATGTGGTTCCGGCTGCAGGGGTCGAATTTCGTGCTCGCGCCGACGCCCACGGACGTGCGGACGATAAATTACACCTATTTCCGCAACACTTGGGTGTCGAGTGCTTCCGGTACGGCGCAAACGTCGTTCCTCGCCGATACCGATTACCCCGTGTTCATGCCCAACGGCAACGCGGAAGAACTCCTGAGGCTTGGTCTGATTTACAAATGGAAGGCGTCGAATGGTCTTCCGTATGCCGACGACAAGGGGAATTATCTGAGCGCGATCGACGCCGACACTTTCGACGCCCAAGAGCTTCCGATCATCGATACGACGGGGATTATCCGCTACACCGTCGGGCGCGGCAACATTCCCGAGACTGGATTCGGCGGCGTCTAATGGTTGCCCGAAAAATCTACCCTGAGGCGCAAGGCAGCGCGGAGTCGATGCCGTTTCCGGCGCCGGTGAAGGGCTTGAACACGCGCGACTCCTACATCGCGCTTGGCCAGGATGAGGCCCGGGAGCTTATCAACTTCCTACCGCAGACGGGCGCTTGCACTGTGCGGCCCGGGTATTCGCCCTTTGCGACGATATCGGGCTCAAAACAGGTCAAGACGCTCGCCCGCGTCGCGATCGGCGGCACGAACAGCCTACTGGCAGCGTCAAACGGCACGCTTTGGAACGTCATAAGCGGCACGCCCGCCTCGCTTGCCACGGGCTACACCAACGATCATTGGTCGACGGCTTTCTTGGGCGGCTATCTCTTCGGCGTAAATGGCACCGACACGCCGTTTCGCTACGACGGTTCGACGGTCTCGGCCACGGGCTTCAGCGGCCCCACGCTTACAAGCATGCGCACCATCAAGGCGGTGCAGTTCCGGCTTTGGGCGACCATCAACAATAGTGGCGACGTTTGGTATGGCCCGCTTGAAGGTGTCACTGGGCCTTTCACGATCTTTCAAATTTCGCAGATATCCGACGGCGGATACTGCGTTGGCGTTTTCGCCTGGCAGGCTCAGAATGCGACAGTCTTCTGCATGTCGACGGGCCAGGTGCTTGTTTACCAGGGCGATCCCACCACGAACATCACTCTTGCCACCAAATATTACGCGCCACCGCTGATCGAGCCAGATGCCGCGGTGCAAATGGGCGGCGAATTGATTTTGCTCACGACGTCCGGCCCGATTTCCATGGACCTTGTCGCGGCGGGCCTTGGCTTCGAACTCGATGCGCTTGGCGTCTGGGGCAAAATTTGGCCATCGTGGCAGACTGATTATGCCACCTATGGCGTTAATTCCGGCTGGTTCGGCAAGTTTATCAATGGCCTTTGCTATTTCAATGTAGCGACCGGCACCGCGACGACAAAGCAGTACGTGTTCAATACGCGCAACCAGGCGTGGACGACCTATCAGGGCTTGCCCATTGCCTCGCTCGAGCAGGTTGGAAACACGATCTACATCGGATCTTCGAACACCGATGGGGGCGTTTTCACTCATTCCGGCGGGCAAGACAACGGCGCCTCGATCTTTGCGCGCGGGCGTCCGGGCTTCTCCTATCTCGGCAAGCCAAACCGCAAGAAGACGTTCTCTTTGATCAAGCCCAATATTTTCACAACGGGCGCTCTGACCGTTCAAGCGCAAATGGACGTCGATTTTCAAACTTCGCCGATTACGGCACCAGCCGCTGTGATGTCGGCCGGCGGCACTTCTACGCCATGGGGCTCGGCATGGGGCTCCTCCTGGGCGATGTCGAACCTGAACAAACCACAATGGCTCGGGACCGCTGCAAGCGGCCACGCGGCCTCTGCGGTCATCCAAACGCTTTCAAGCGGAACGGATGTGCAATGGTTCTCGACCGACGCCATGACGATGATGGGGGGCGCTCTTTGACGCAAATCAGACTCGTCGAAGATAAGGACGGCACAGTCGCCCGGTGGATCTTTGATTACGTCAAGTCGATCGCGATCCGCTACGACCTTTCATTGGGAGTCATCGACAGCCAGGGCACGCTCAAAGGCGGCATCATGTTTTCGGGCTACAACGGCTCCGACGTCGAAGTTCACTTTTTCGGGCCCGGCACGCTCAAGCGCCACGTGCTGGTAATGATTTTCAAGATTGCGCTTTTGCATTTCAAAGCGAACCGCATGACGGTCCGCACGCGCAAGCCTTCGATGGCGCGGGGCGTGCAAAAGCTTGGCGCGGTCTACGAGGGCAAGCACTTGCGCACCTACGGGCCTACCGACGGCGACGAACACGCCGCTCACCAATTCGTCTTCTTTCGTGAACGCATGGCCGAAATCGCTGGAGTTGCACTATGACGTCGCTTTTTAGCAGCGCGCCGTCCGCGCCGAATCCGTATGAGGTTGCGGCCGCCCAGACGCAATCGAATCTGACGACCGCGGACGCGCAAGCGAACCTGAACGCGATCTCGCAATATAATCCGTACGGCTCGAGCACCTTCCTCGAGAACGCAAACGGCGATCCCTACGCGCAGGTCTCGTCAATGACACCCGCGCTTGCCGATCTTCTCGGCGGGCAGGAATATATTGGCGGCGCGCTGCAGGGCACGGCGCAGGGTCTGATCGGCAATCTGCCGACCGGGGGCGTGAGCACGGATTTCGGGCCGGAAACGAATTCGGCCGAAGAGGGCGCCTTCGCGCAGAGCATGGGGCTGTTGAACCCTGAGTTTAATCTGCAGAACCAGGCTCTCAACACAACCCTGACCGATCGCGGCATTCCCGTCGGCTCGGAGGCGTGGAACAACGCGACGTCCGGCCAGCAGCTCACACAGGACGCAGCGACGACCAGCGCGGCAGGCGCGGCCGTGGGCGCGGGCAATGCTGAGCAGGCGCAGCTTTTTGGTGAAGGTTTGAGCGCGAACCAGCTTCCGTATCAAGAGCTCGCGCAGACTCTGGGCATGAGCCCCACGTCCGGGCTTATCTCAAGCGCGCCCGGCGCCGTCGCAACGTCGCCCACCACGATCCAGCCCACGAACGTCTCAGGCGACGTCTATCAATCCTACGCGGACCAGCTCGCGGCCTACAATCAGCAGCAAAACAACCTGACAAGCGGATTGCTTGGCGCGGCGACGCTTGGCCTTTCTCCGGCGGTTGGTGCAGGTCTCGGCTTGGGCAATTCCTCGGTATTCGGCTCCTTGCTCTCGGACGAAAACGAGAAAGAAAACCGCAGACCGGCGGATGGCGAGGACATCCTGTTCCATCTCGGCAAGCTCGACGTCGATCATTATGACTACCGGGACAGCGCCCAGCACAAATATGGCGTTCCGGAACACCGCACGGGGCCCATGGCGCAGGATTGGGCAAAGCACTTCGGCGGTGATGGCCACATGATCGATCTGGGCGACATGGCGGGCAAGATGCTCGCGGCAATCCAGGCGCTCGATGCCCGGACCTCTCACCTGGCCGAGAAGCGCGCGTAACGTGGCTGACGCATCGACGAATGCGGAAACGCCGGATAGCCAAGGCGTTCCGCCCGCATTTCTTCAGATTCCGGCTCAGCCGGCCGCACCATCGATCAATCCGGAGCGGATTGCGAGTGTTTCGACGCGCCTGGAAACCGGCGCGCGCGATCCCCTTGTCGGCGTTGGCAGCGTTGCCCATGACACCGGCGGCTCCAAGTCTTACGGCAATTTCGGGCTGAATAGCCTTCCGGGCTCTTCGGCCTGGCAATTTCAGAGCCTTTATGGGCAAGACCTTGGATTGACGGCGCAACCCGGCACGCCTCAGTTTGACGCACAATGGAAAGCGGCAGCGGCGACGGACCCCAAGAAGCTGCGATCGGCCGAACTGGATTGGTATTCGCGGACAGTTCTGCCGAAGATCGGTGCGAATTTGCAGGCTGTTGGCGTTTCGCCCGAGGCTGCGAATGACCCGCGCGTCGTATCCTATTTCGCGGATCGTTCTGTCCAGCAGGGGACGGGCTCGATCTCGGAAAGCCACAAGCACTCCGCTCGCATCAATGAGGCGTGGCAGGCATCGGGCGGCGATCCCGTGGCGTTCTTGAAGAACATGAGTCAGCGGGACCTCGCCGCTTACCAGCAAGACTTTCCGCATGCGATCGCGAGCGGTGTTTATCCCTACAACGGCCACGTGAACCGTATCGCGGGCCGCGAGAACGCATCGCTCAATATCGGCGCGCAGCCATCGGACGGCTCCGTCGTGGGGCAAATCGTAAACGCAATCGCTTCTCCCGTAACAAGGGCATCCAGGATGGCAGATTATCAGAACGGGCCGAGCGCAAACCCGCAATACGGCAACGGCCCGGTTGCACCCGCAAACCACGATCTCGCGAAAGCTCTGATTTCGGGGGCGTTTTCTGAGTCGAATTCGCCCGGCAAGGGCACCATGATTGGCAAGCTCGCACAGCTCATCACCGGCATGAGCATGGAAAACCAATATAATGATGCCCAGCGGTCTTTCTTGGCGGCTGACCCCGCTCGTGGTGGCAGCGGGAATGTTCAGCAAGTGCCGCAAGCGCAGCCAGGCGGACAGCCGGGGTTTCTCTCTCAGCTCGTGCACGCCTTGACCGGCATTCCGGCACAGAAGCCAGCGCCCCCCCCCGCCCCCGCTCCTGCGCGGCCCGTACAAGTCCCTACAGCGGCCAACCCCTTCGCTGGCGTTTCCGTTGCGCCGACGCAAGCGGGCGGCGCAACGCTTCCCGGTAGCGTCACAGCGGGCGCTCCGCAGGCACCGGCACCTCAAGCAGCCCCACAGGACTCTCCCGCTCCCGCGCCTTCACAAGCTCCGGCACAAGCGCCTGTTCAGCCGCAATCTTCAGCGGCACAACCCTTTACGCTTGCCCCCGCAAATGATCCCGCAGCTGCGCGCGCCAAGATTGAGCAGACGTGGCCGCAGAACGTCATTGACTACGCGACATCGCCTCAAATGCGGCAGTACGACCCTCAGCGTTATGAGGCAGGCGTGAAAATGGCGAATGAAAAACGGGCCGCCGTTGCCGCCATAGATAACGCGCCGAATGAAAGGTTCGATTTCACTGACAGCAACGGCCTAGTCCATCACATGCAGGGCAATCAGTACAAGACCTCAACCGAATACGCTCCGCCAACTGATCCGGCCAAGATCGCGGGCGCGAAAAAGGCCGCAGAATCTGAAGCCGAAGTCGGTCCGGAAGGCGAAAAGGCCTATGCCAAGGAAACCGGCACCTATTACGGCAAGAAGTTTAATGCGATCCAGACGAACGCTCAGACCTCAATGACGGAGCTCCCGCAATTGCGTCTCCTGCAGAAGGTCATGAACGATCCGGCTTACACCTCAGGTACAGGGGCAAACGCGCTCGAAAGGCTTTCATCGGCGGCCCGGACGATGGGGCTCGGTTCCGGCGAAACGGCCACCCTGATGCAGTTTGCCGACAAGCTGGGCAAGACCGGCGCGCTGGAGAATATTGAGGAGCTTGGAACTCAAGGCGCCGTCCGCGTGCCGACCCTGCAGCTTATCGCCAAGTCGAACTATGCTCCGGACAATACGCCGGAAGCAAACCGCGCCGTTGTCGAAATCCGGGCGCGCACCGCAGAACGCACGCAAGAGATTGCCGACATGGCAACCGATTATGCGGCGGAGCACGGCGGGCGTATTGATGCCGGTTTCGATAAGCTTGTGCGGCAGACCTACAAGGACAAGCCGCTCTTCACGCCTCAGGAAATCGAAGACTACAGCTCACTGTTCAGCGGCAAACAACCGGCGGTCAAGTCTGCGGCAAGCAGCGCACCGGCAGCACCCGCGCCAGCTCCAGCTTTCCCGCCGGGGGACGTTACGGCGGAAATGCGAAGAAGGGGGCTTCTGAAATGAGCGGCCTTCAGGACCTCTCTGACGCCGATTTGCAGGCGCTTTACCAGAAGCAGCAAGCCGCGCCTTCGGGTCTGCAAGCCATGTCCGATGACGATCTAAAGGCGCTCTATGAGCATCAAAACCGCTCTATCGGCGAAAAGGCTTTAGACGTTGCCAGCGATGCCGGTCAACGCATGTGGACGGGCCTCAAGGAAACGGCGAAGAGCTTCCCGGTTATCGGCGCGCTTGTTCCTCAATCCGAGGACATGACGAAATATGAAAAGGATCACCCTACCGTCACGGCTATTAATCGCGTTGGCGGGAATGCGGCGGCCAGCATCCCGCTAACGCTTGCGGGCGCATCGGCGGGTTTGCCTTTGGGCGTTTCATCGGCAGTTGCGGGCGGCGGCGTGAATGCGGCGGATACGGCGGCGCGCGGCGGATCACCGAAAGACGTTGCCATTTCTGGCGGCATCGGCGCGGCGGCGGGCGCGCTTCCCTTTGGTCAAGTTGGAAAGGCAACAGCCGACGCCGTGGCCGGGCCTTTAAGCCGTGGCGTTTTTTGGGGCGCTGGCACCGTGGGCGGCCACATGGCGGGCATTCCTTGGCACACGGCGGCGGAAGTGGGCGGCCTTCCCGCCTTGCTCATGGGCGAAACGGAACTCAAACCGGCCATATCTTCGGTTTTGCAAAACAACCTCTCGCCTCTTGCAAAAGTTCTCGCGTCGAAAGCGGCTCAGTCGCAAGTCTCTCCCGGCTCTACAGTTGGCGAGTTGGTGAAAGCTCTAACAAAAAACAATATTAGGTGAAAAATGCCAAGATCATTTTTCCTTCTAGTTGCGGTCATTGCGGCATGTTTACTTCCCGGACCGGAACGTCATAGCCTTTTGGCGCTGCTCATTATTGCGCTTATTGTGTCACCTTTCTTGCCTCAACCGTTCCGCTGGTTCTTTCGCGGCGAAAAATAAGGAAATCCCCTCATGTGCGGATCCGCATCGTCGGGCCCCGGCTACTCGGTGGTCCAAGGCGCTCCCTTGACCTATCAAAACGGCCAGTGGGTACAAAGTGGCCAGCCCGTCAATCCGGCGGCGTCATCTGGCGCTCAGTCTGGCCTTAGCGGTTTTCTGAACAGCATCCTCGGTGGCTCTTCGCAACCGTCGGTCCCGGCCGCGCCCGCCAATCCAAATCCAAGCGGTGGCGTCACGCCCACGCCCACGAACCTCAATCCAGGGTCTGGCGGGTGGAATCCGAACACGCCGGCAGCTTCGATGCAACCGGCGTCAATCCTCTCCACGATGGCCAGGGGAATGCAGGCCCCGGCGGGAATGCCATCTCAGAACATGGCCGGGCAGGGAAGCATGCCCGTTACGCCCGCTGGCGCGCCCATGGGCGGCTCGGGTGCAGGCGGCATGAACATCGCGGCGCTCATCAAAGCGCTTCTGGCGAAGGGGGTTTAACATGCCCTGGGGCGGCGGCGTATTCACGCGAACGGACGGATCCAAAAACGGCTCGACGGTTTGGCAACAGGAGCAGGCGGCAAGCGTCGGCATCATCGCCAGTGGTCACGACATTCACGATCAAGACATCGCCGGCGGCATCAACAATTGCGTCGCGAGGGATGGCTCGAATACGCCTACCGCCGATCTTCCGATGAACGGTTTCCAGCACACCGGCGTCGCGCAGGCAACTTCATCTGGGCAGTATATGGAGTATGCCCAGGTTAACGCCGGCTTCCAGCCGCTCAGCGCATTTCTAACCGCGCTCGCCGGCCTTACGACTGCCGCGAACGAATTCATATACGCGACAGGCGCCAATAGCTTCTCTCTTTCGTCCATTACCTCTTTTGCCTTGACCTTGCTCGGACTTTCGAGCGCACCGGCGGTAAAAGGCGCTCTTGAGCTGTCTCAAAGCATCACAGCGTCCGGCTCGACGCTAACGATCAACATGGCGCTTGGCTGGAACGTCGAGCTGACGCTCTCCGCAAACGTGACCAGCGTTGTCGTTCAAAATTGGCCGGCATCAGGCTCACTCGGCCGCTTGACGCTCGATATCACGTCGACCGGCTCTTACACCATGACGGGATGGCCTGGAACGACACGGTGGACGGGCGGCACCGCGCCCACGATTACGGCAAGCGGGAAGGACACGGTCGTTCTTACAAGCGCAGATGGCGGCACAAACTTCCGGGGCTACCTCGCTGGCCAGAGCATGAGCTAAGCCATGGCTTATCTGAAGACGATCATTCTAACGTCCGGGACATCCTGGACGGTCCCCATGGACTGGCGTGATGACTCGAATCTCATCGGCACCTTGGGAGCGGGCGCCGGGGCTGGGTTAGGTTATTATGACGGCGGCGGCAATGGAAATGCTTCAGACCATGGCGGCGGTGGCGGCGGCGGTGGAGCATGGTCTCAGAAGGCCAACCTCACGCTTAAGCCGGGAGCTTTGGTGACCATCAACATCGGCCAAGGTGGCGTTAGCTCTACGAACGGCGGCGATACCTGGTTCAACGGCGCTAGTCTCGCGGCGTCCTCATGTGGTGCTAAAGGCGGAACAGCGGGCAACTATAGCACAGCTGGCACTGGCGGACAGGCATCGTCGGGTGTGGGCGACACTAAATATTCCGGCGGCAACGGATCGAACGGCAGCAATAACCTCAACGCAGGCGCGGGCGGTGGCTCAGCGGGCCCGAACGGAGGCGGCGGAAACGCTTCGAGCGTCGCATCGCCTGGTAGCGCCGACAATGGAACCGTTTCGCCGCCCTCTTCACAGGGCGCTAATGGTAACAACGGCTCCGAATTCGGGACCATCGGCTGCGGAACCGGCGCATGCGGGCAAAACGGCTCTTTCGCTACAGGTGGCACGGGCGGCTATGGCGGCGGCGCCGGCGGTGCTGGTTATAGCAACGGAACCCCCGGAAGCGGCGGAAACGGCTTTATTGTCGTTCGGTACAATCCTCTCCTACAATGCTCGGCTTTGCTGATCTAAAGAAAGGTACTTAGATATGTCTAGCCCTTATACTCGCGAGGCCATGCAGGCGCGCTTCGCGGAACTTGAAGCGAAGAAAGCAGAGATTCACGCCAAGGCGGACCCCATCCGCGCGCAACGCGACGAAATGGTAAAGGCGCACGAAGCAGCCCGGGCCGTGCTCGATGCCCAGCTTGCTGAAGCCCAGAAAGGGCTAGGCGAAATCGATGACGAACGCGGCCTTCTAGCGAAAGTTTTGGGCGGATACTCGATCGGTTAAGCCCCGCCAAATCACTGCAATCCAGCGCCTTTCAGGGCGCTTTTTTTATGCCTGAAAGGGGCTGACCCATGTCCATCGCGTTCAACAAATTCAACGCATACGTCGCCGATGTGCACAATAAGGTGCATAATCTCGGTTCAGACACGCTAAAGTTGATGCTCTCCAACACCGCTCCCGTTGCGACGAACGCGGTCAAGACAGACATCACGGAAATCTCAGCCGGCAACGGTTATTCCGCGGGCGGCCCGACGGTTACGGTCACGGGCTCGACACAGACAGGCGGAACTTACACGCTAGCGGCTTCAGCGACCGTGATAACGGCGACCGGCGCGATCGGCCCCTTCCGATATTGCGTCCTTTACAACTCGACCGCCGCGTCTGGCAACCTCATCGGCTGGTACGACTATGGCTCTGCAATAACGATGCAGAACACCGATACGTTCACAGTGACCTATTCGTCCGGCATCTTTACCTGCACCTAAGCCATGCCAATCGGACCTTGCGCTCTCATAGACGCTCCCTCGGGAGACGTCCTGAACGTGATTATGGCAGACGTCGATAGAGATGTTGCCCCGGCCGGGACGCTGCTTGTGGCAGTTCCGGCAGGTGCTTCCATCGACACGACCTGGACCTATGACCAGGCTACGAGCAGCTTTGTCATGCCCGCCGCCATGCAGGCAGCACAGGCGGCTCAAGCTGCCTCGATTCAAAGCCAGGCGTACACGTTCTCATGACGGTTTCGGGGACGATTGCGGCTGACGGCAACTCCGTCACGCTTCAAGACGATGCTGGCGCGGGATCGGTCGTTTTCACGAAACAGGGGCTGGGGTCTTACTCAATTTCGATCAGCGCGAATGCGTCGGCGACCGGCGCACAGAAGGCTGCGCTTGTGGTCGGATCGTGCGCTTGGATGTTTTTGAACGTTCCCGACGCAGTGCTTCTTACCGGTACGATCGCTGTGACAAACGCGGCGGCAATCGCAATGGTTGCGAACTATCCCGGCGTCAAAAGGGTCAATCAAACGGCGTCTGCCTACACTTATGCGCTCCCGATTGGACGTTGGGCGATGAATTATAGCGGCGGCGTCCCTGCCGCGGTCTCGGCGCTTCAAGCCGCCGGGCAGGCTACGAAGGCAACAGCGCTTCAAGCCGCCTGGATTGCGGCAGGATCGCCGGCTTAATGACCACAAAAGTCATTTTTCTGACGTCGGGCACGTCCTGGACGGTTCCGTCAGACTGGAATAGCTCGAGCAACACGATCGAGTGCATCGGCGGCGGCAGCGCGGGTATCGCCGGCAATACAACAGATTCTGGGGGCGGCGGCGGCGGCGGCGCTTACGCTAAAAAATCGAATGTTTCGCTCACCGCTGGCAATAACGTCACCGTTGCCGTCGGCGCGGCCGGCGCATCGGGTAGCGCTGGGGGGGACACGTGCTTTGGCGCATCCACAATCGGTGGCAGCGGCATCTTGTGCGGGGCCAAAGGCGCCGGAGCTGCAAGCGGGACAACGGGCGCCACGGGGGGCTCGTCTGGAAGTTCTGTTGGCGATACAAAGTACGCCGGCGGAAATGGGGGCACCCCATCGTCAAAAATTGGGGGTGGAGGCGGCGCCGGCGCTGCAGGCCCTAATGGTCCTGGCGCGAACGGAGCCAGTGACTCCAGCCAAGGCAACGGCGGCGGCGGCGGCGGCGCCAACAACGGCGGGGCCGGTTCTGTAGGAGGCACCAATAACGGCGGCGCGGGCGGAACCAATCGTTCAAGCTCAGGTAGCGGCACCGGCGGTACAAGCAGCACTCCCACTGGCGGAAGTGGCTCGTCTGGGGGCGGCGGGGGGGGTGGTTATTCCCCTATGTCTAGTTCCGGTTCCGCTACTGGAAACGGCGGAGCCGGCGGCACAGGATCGCAAGAGTCTGTATGGACTGCAACTGCGGGGGGCAGCGCAGGGCCTGGATCAGGCGGGGGCGGAGGTGGAGAAAGTGGTATGTTCACCAGCAACAGCGTGGGCGGTGCAGGGGGCAATGCTGGCGGTTATGGCGCCGGCTCGGGCGGTGGCGGCATTTGCAAAAGCTCGACCGCTGCGGCCGGCAACGCTACACCCGGCATCATCGTTATTACCTATACGCCCACTAGCGTTGCCTATAGCATTTCAGCCGCTGCCGGAAGCTTCGCACATTCGTACCAAAGCACGGCCCTTGTTCACGGCTGCAACGTGGCATCGGGCGCCGGGAGTTTTGCGCACACTTACCAGAACGCCGCGATCGCTGCGGCGCGCAGCCTGGCATCGGCCGCCGGGAGTTTCGCTCATGGCTACCAAAACGCGAATTTGGCGCATGGCTATAATTTAGGAAGCGGGGCTGGCTCGTTCGCCCACGTGTACGAGGGCGCTGCTCTTGTTCATGGATATAACGCAGGGCCAAGCGCAGGATCCTATGCACATTCCTATGGCGCCGCCGTTTTCACGGCAGCGCGCAGCCTAACAGGCGCCCCCGGTTCATTTGCCCATAATTATGAAAACGTCACCGTCACCGCGGCTCGCGGCCTGATCGGCGCGGCCGGCACGTTTGCCCACGTCTATGAGAATACGACGATCACGGCGGCCCGATCTCTGGCGGCAGCGGCAGGGTCATTCGCTCAGGCTTACCAAACCGCGACGCTTGTGCATGGCTATCACGAAGCGGCAAGTGCGGGGGGCTTTGCGCACACATACCTTGCGGCCACACTCGTTCGTGGGCGCTGGATCACAGCGGCTGCCGGCTCATTCTCGCACGCCTATTCGAGCGTCGCCATTAGGTCGGCTCGAACCCTGGCAGCCGCGCCTGGCAATTTCCATCATGTTTACATGGTGGCCCAAGGCGTTCTGAAATCGGGCCGCAATGCAACGCTGATCGCTAAACCGTACAACCGCCAGATCGTGGATCCGAGCACGGGCCTGCTTCGTGCCGAATGGCAGACGAAGCTTGGCCAGATGATCGATACGGTCAATCAGCTCCTCCAAAACCAGGCGCAATCATGACGGCTTACAGCGCATCGGTCTCGCCGGGAAGCTTTGGTCATAGTTACAAATCTGTATCTGTTGCGTCTGTCAAGCATGAACCGGGGGCGCCCGGCAGCTTTCAGCATGTATATATGATTGCTCAGGGCACAGTAGTCTCAAGCAGAAAAGCAACGCTTATCCTGAAAACTTTCTCCCGTCAGTTAAGTGATCAGGATACCGGTCTTTTGTCTACCGAATGGCAGCAGAAGATCGGCCAGCTGATCGATAACATCAACGTTCTACTTCAAAACCAGGCGAATCACTAGGAGACCAACATGACTGACACAGTATCCGCTGCCGCTCCGGCTTCCGCAACAGTTCCTGCCGCTCCCACGGCCAAAGAGATCGCGCGCTCTGCCACGGCGGGCGTGAATGTTTCCGCCACGAGCGTCGTCACAAGCTCTCTCGGCGCCGTCTTCGGCGCGGTGATCGCGATCGCGGCCATCCTAATCGCGATCTTCGTTTCCGAGCCTATGATCCGGCTTTTGGCAGCTTTCGCCGCAGCCGGGGCTGTCGGCTTCGTAATCGCGGTGATCTGGAATCACCTGCACCTCAACGCGACGGCCAGCGCAAACACCCTTAACTCGCTCGGAGCGGCGCATGGCGCCGCGCAGCAAGCCACCGAGGCTTTGCAGACGGTCCTAAACACCATTGCACCTGCGGCAGCCTCACCGGCTCCTGCCGCGTCTGCAGCACCTGCTCCGGCCGCCTCTTAGGAAGGAACCGATGCAAGCTTCTTCAGCCTGTTACGATTTTATCAAAAAGCAGGAGGGCTTCGCCCTTTCCGCTTATGACGATGGCGGGGGCGTCTGGACCATCGGGTGGGGAATCACCCGGTGGGATTTGAAGACGCCAGTCAAGAAGGGCGACTCCATAACCGAGTCGGAGGCCCAGCGGCAACTCGAAATCGAGGTTCATAGGGTCGAGGATGCAATCAACAAAACGGTGAAGGTCCCACTCACCCAGCCCGAATTCGACGCGCTTGTAAGCCTTTTCTACAATATCGGAACGGGCTGGTGCACGGGCGAAGGTCACGACCAGGCAACGCTCATAAAGCTTTTGAACCAGGGAAAATACGCCGCCGTTCCGGCGCAATTCCTGCGCTTCGAGCGCGACATCCATGGTCGCGTTGTCGAAGGGCTCGAGAAGCGCCGCCGCTGGGAGTCTCAGATGTGGCTCTCCGACGATCACACGCACGTGGTCGCCGCGGCACCGCAGAACGAGCCCGGCCAAATGCCTCAGACCGTAACGCCTTCCAAGGCGTCGACCGCGGCCGAAACGGCCAAAAACTCCTGGACGATCCGGGCCGGCGCAATCGGCCTCTTTGCGTGGCTCGCCCATGCGCTCGACAGCGTCTTCGGCGTTTTCGCCGATATCGCGAAAGCTGTGGTCGATACTGCAAGCGGAGAACTCGGCCCGATGCAGACGCTCGGGAGCCTCATCATCAAAAACGCAGAAAGCCTGACCTTTGCGGTAACAGGCCTCGCGCTAGTGATTGTTATCACCCGGCGCCTGCAGGCCGGCGTATCTGGAAAGGTGGGTTAAAAGCATGTTTGGGAGGCTTCTATCTCTAGTTGAGGGACACATGTCACTACTCGCCGGAATTCTACCCCTGGTGTCTACCATCTTCGCCGGCCCACTAAATCTAGTATTCGGGATCTTCGACGCGCTCCTGAATTCGCAAACCGGGCGCCTCGTTTTGGTGGGTACTGCCGCTCTTTTCGGGGGATGGTTTTGGGGGTGGTCCTACGAGCACCGCGCGTTAGGGACAGCCATCACTTCCCTAAACGCGCAATGGATTCAGAAGATCGAGGCGGCGAATGCCGAGGGCGATCGCAAAGTTCAAGAGGCTCTAAATGCGGCGAAAGCTGTTCCTCCCGCTCCTAGCGGCGATGCCCTTGTGCGGTTGTGCCGGGCAGACCCCGCTTGCCGTAAAGTTGCAAAGAAATGACGCATGCAGGCTGCCCGGGGTCACATGGACCCCGGGCGACTCTCAACAGACCATCGATGAAGTAAGGCGTTTGGCGGCCGCCCGCGCGTCTTTATGCGGTAAAACCTGAAGAAGGAGTGCTGGGTATGGCAGCCCAAGAGTATGAAAATGGAAGTTCTCGCACAAGCCCGTCTTCTTACCTTTCTGAAATCATAGGAAAGGTCCGCGCGGGCTGGATCGTGGGCGTAATCATTATTTCCGCCGTGACCAACTTCACCGCCACGCTGATTATAAACGGGTGGGTAATCGCACCGGCAAAAAGTACTGAGTTGGCCGCTGCGGTCGAGATCCTAAGGGCGAATAAAGCGCAGCTTGCGGAGCTCGGCCCGTCGGTCATCCGTCTCGACGAATCTTTTAAGGGCGTCACGCGGCAACTCGATTCCATCGACCGAAAAATTGATGTATTACTCCGTCAGCCTGCAGTCCGCGCGCAGGTTATTGTGAAGCCCAAGGGCTTTTTTGGGAACTAACACATGGGCGACAAGCTCGAAGAATTGCTTGAAGCGGCTCATGCGGTTTTGCCCTATTTGAGGGTTTCGACGGATCCTCACCGCGGCTTGTCCGAGGTGAGTGAAAGCGCCATGCGAATTATAAATCACTCCGCTGGCGATCGGTTTAGGCTTGAGGCCGATGAGGCTGACCGGAAGGACGCCGCAATCACCCGTTTCCGGGAGGCGCTTGTAAATATCTCCGCCCAGGGAAGTTCAAATGGAAAACGATGATAGGGTTACACCCGCCAAACCGACCACGCGCATCCCAGAGCTACTGTCGATGCCGCTGAATGAAAACCAGTACGTTGCCGTCGCAAAAGTTGTGGGGGTTTCGAGTCACATTGAAAGGTCCGACCTCGTTCCGGAAGGTGATCTGACAATCCGGTGGCGCATCGAAGCTGCGGCCGCGTTCCTTGCCGCTCTCATCGGCCACGCAAAGACAGCTGCGCTCGACGATCCAGACAGGCCGAGCCCCCAAAAGCTTGTCGATCTGTTCATCGATATCACTGTCAAACGCGCCCGCGAGATCGAACGGCAGGGCCACGCCTAAAATTCTCAAGCTCAAGAATTGCGTATATGCACAATTTGCCGTAAAGTGTATATGCAGTTCTTTGGGAGTGAGTTGTTGAGATGCGTATAGGCTTTCTTGTCGCCGCCTTGGCGATATTTCCAGTCGCGAGTTTTGCCCTAGACATTTCTGACGACGCCGTTCGAGATCAAATTATCGCGGACTCGCGATCGGCTTATTATGCGACCGGGCATCCGTGCGCTTGCCCCGACGATCGCGCCAAAAACGGATCAAGATGCGGCGCGAGAAGTGCTAACACGCGGCCCGGCGGTGAGCATCCTCTTTGTTTTCGAACGGAGGTTTCGGCTTCGGCGGTCGCCGCTTGGCGGGCATCTCATAAATCGGCATCAAAGTAGCCGATTAGTCTGATACGATCTTTAGCCGTGGCGCTCCCTTTTTCAGGCGAACATGACAGTAGCGGGGGCGCCCGTTGTTGCGTTCATAGGCAACAATCCGCTGCATCCGCTTGGAAAAGGAAATCTGGGTGCCTGGCTTGATGCCCCGTTCTTCACAATCACGCTTCCAGGCAGCGTAGAGGACTGCCGGCTGGATATATTCGCCTGCGGCGTTCTCCACCCTTCTGGCAAAGAAGTTGTCGATTTGGCCGTCCTTGTCGCCGGACGTTTCTCCAGAACTTGAAGCCTCCCCATCCCCCGTCTCGTCAGGTTTTTTCTGACGCCGCGCCTTAGACGTCCTCGCTGGCTTCTCAGGCCCCCTGTGCTCGCGCTGCAAAAATAAGAACAGTGCCGCTGGCCCAAAGGCCGCTAAGAGCTCAACGCCCGCCCCCTTCCCCCAATCTCGCGATGCCGACACATAGATTTTATCCCCGTCCTCGACCTTATAGCCGAACATCGTAATGAAGCGTGTGACGTTTTCTGCAAATGGGTCGACCGTTGCGGGCGCGGAATCGTCTTTATCCTCGAGCTTTGCCAGTTTTCCGTCGATCTCGTCGCGCTTTTCAGCCGCGGCCTTCTTGCGCTTCAGGTCGGCTATGGCAGCGCAGAATTCCCGTGACGGGCCCGCCGTAATCTTTCCCTGCTCACACCCATTGGTGGCGGTCCAGCGCTTGGCGTCCGTCGCCTGCTTCGCCTGGATCTCGGCCTCAATCCCAGCCGGCGTCTCCTCGCCAGCGATCTCGAATTGGCTTTTTCGGCTTTGCGACAATTGGGATCTCAGTGCTGCAATTCGATTTTTGTGCTCGATTTGCGTGCTCCGATTGTCGCGGAAATTGTCGCTCGCGGTCGCCGCGAGCCCAATTGCGTTCAGTATATTGAGGCAAAGAAAAAAAGCGCCCAGCAAGCCGAAGACTATAGAGCGAGCAAACCCGCGCCCAGTGAGAGAAACCTCAATAAAAACAGCACTTGCCAGCACAGAACCGATCGCAAAAGTCGTCCATGCGGCGCCCTGCCCACTCGCCGCTTCGAGGTTAATCCGGAGGGCTGGAGCCAGCGGAAGAAGGCACAAAAACCCCTTCAAAATTGTCGCAGGAATTGTCGCATCAATTGTCGCGCGTTTCCCTCTACTGCGCCCGCCCAAGTATCCCGTCTCCATTTTGCTTTGCCATCATCAGTATTATCACTTGATAGACTTGACAAATTGAGGCCAAAGTGTATATGCGAATTTAGCAAATCTTTGCAAGGGCAGCAACGCCGAGAATAGAGGGAAAAATGAAACTTAAGCAGCGCCGTAAAAACGACCTTCCGACCTACTGCATGACCGTCCGCCTGCCGCGGCCGGCCGTCGACCGTCTGGCCCTAAAAGCCCACGAACTAAATACCTCCCTCCAGGGCATCGGCGAAGTCGCGCTCGACTCCTGGATGCGGGAGAATGGATTAGGTGGTCTCGATGATCACGAAGTCGTGAACAAATAATTTTATTTGACGTCTTGACGAATTGTCGTCAAAAGATTATTTCTCATTTCACGGGCGTATTGCGCCTACTTCCCAGAAAATTTGAGGTTTTAGCCATGGCGACCCTGGACCGTGTTCGCGAGCTGCTGCCCGCGTACTTCTTTGCTGACCCCCTCTATCGCAACCTAGCAATAGAAGGCGTTCACCGCGCTAGCGCATTGGAGCACCGCGACTTGCTTGCCAGGCTCGACGCGGATCGCCGCTCCCGCGACCTGCAACGCAAAATCGATGACTGCGTCGACGCCGCACGGCGCTTTAATCAGCGCTGGTTCTGACGACAACCGCCTGTCCACATCTCGAAAACTGGCAGTTTACGAAGAGTTCGCACCAGTGCTAATACATGACTGTCGGAGCGCATTGCGTCGTTCCGTTGGCGCCTGACCAACGCCAGTCCAATCGACGGAGAGTGAGCAGACCCACAGCACCCCTGGAAAAGGGTGCTTGCCTAACTCTTTTCGATGAGGACAAAATGAATGCGTCACACCTCCAATTGCTCACGCTTGAACAAGTTCGGGATATGCACCCGCCCGAAAAACGTCCATCGCTACGATGGATAAGCACCCACGCCGACCGCACCAAAACGAAAGTTCGTCGCGGGCGATTTGCGTTTGTGCCGGCAAACCGGCTTGAATACTTTTGGGAGGGCAGGGTATGGCCCAGCGGAGAAATCATAGAGCGACCTATCGGCCGCGCGGCCCAAAAGGCGAGCTCCAGGCGAGGTTCTGGCTCCCGGAAAGGCAAGAAAACGGCACCGTCAGCTTTGGATTCTGTGAGCGCAGCACACGAAGCACTGACCCAGCTCGCGCAAGAGCATTAGTCGAGCAATGGGTAGCCGAAGCACACTCGGCGCTTTTGAGGCCCGTCGAAACAAAGACGACGGGCATGAACTTCGCCGTAGCGGTGCAACGCTACGCTGCGCTTGGCAAGGGCAAGTCAAACATCCCGTTTCTTAGAAAGATCATCGATAAGGCCGGCGTCAAACCGATCGAAGAAGTCGATCAGGACTTTGTTGACCAGCTCGCCCGCGAGATTTATCCGGGCGCCACGGCCGCGACCATCAACCGGCAAATCTTCACACCGATATGCGCGGTCTTGAAAGCGGTGGAGTCCAAAGCGTTCCGGCGGCCGCCGCTAAAGCGCCCCGCGAACTCCCTTCCGGATACTCCGATCGAAATTCCGCCCGATGAATGGTATGCGCAGATCCTCGAGGCCGCGCCCGCCAATATCGCGGCATATATCCTTTTCAACCGCTTTCATGGCCGGCGGACATCGGAAGGGCTGAAAATCAAGCCCGCGCATGTAGAGGCCGATTGGCACGTCACAGTGCGCGATAACAAGGGCAAGCAGCACATTCGCTTTCGCCTGGCCGATGAGGTCGTAGAGCAGCTGAACCGCTATCCTTGGCGCCTGAATCAATACCTATTCGGTTTCTCCTCAAAGTCCCGGTATTACAAAAAGCTCAAGGCGCTATGCAAAGAGTTTGGGTTGAAATATTACCGGCCAAAGGACGCCGGGCGCCACGCCTTTGCAACAGGTCTTCTCAAGCAAGGCCGTACTTTGAAACAGGTGCAGGCCAGCGGCCGGTGGAAATCTTCGAAAGCCGTCGAGCGATACGCTCATCTCGAGGTCAATGAGGTGGACGAAAAAGCCCGCGGCCTAGCTTCATCTTGGCTGCAAAATGCAACGCGTAAAGCGGACGTGATTTCCCCTGCAAACTGGTCACCCGCTGGTCTGAGAAAAGCGGGAGATGATAAGTGATTGAAAAATAACGCATTTTGTAATTAAGTTTCGACCTTGGTAAGGGAGAGGTCGAGAGTTCAATCCTCTCTTGCAGCACCAGTTAAACCCCTTGAAAATATAGACTTTTTTGACTTCATCCAGGAACCGGAATGTTCATGTTGTCGCATTGCGACCGTGAACAAACGGTGAAGGCCCGATCAAAACCTGGGCGAATAGCGGGCGGCGGTTCACGGGGCGTTCTTGTCTTGTGGGCTGAATTGTTATGCTTTAGTTTCGAAGCGCATTTTGGGTGAAATCCGGCAAGCAGAGCGCCTTGACTGGGTACACGATCGAATTGGATAAGTAACAGCCCATCGGGCCACGAAATTAGATAGACCTGCCACAATTCGGCGGCGTCGCGTTTATTGTTAGTTTCGGCTCATTTCTGAAACGATATTTCAGGTTTCAGCGAAACCCGGTAATTTTATTCCAAAAACGATGTAAAAAGTTAGCGTTTCTTGCCGCGCGCCCGCGGACACCCAAAGCACCCCCAAAAAATGTGCTATGGTAATTGTTAGCCCGAATTGCGTCTTCCGTCAGGAAAATCGCTTCGGCGAACCCCAATAAAATCTGGAAAAAACCAACGCCCGGCGGATTGGCCACCGGGCGATTTTTGCTGCGCGTCTGCCAGGACCGCAGCGGCCACGGAGGGCCGATCACATGTCACACATAGATCAAATCGAAGCCGCGGTCAATCGCGGAAACGTGGGCGTCATCCCCGACGCTCGCAGGCAGCGCATGACCTTCTGGGCAAAGCGCTTGAAGGGGCTGGCTGAGAAAGCCGCGGAAGCCGCAACCATCATCGAAGCAGAGACGCGCGCGCTCGCACCATCGCACTCAGATGGCTGGCTTTTGGATGATGCCGAACATTTAAGACGCGTGTCCACGGCGCTTGTGGAAGCTCTCAGCGACGGGGGCGCTGAATGAGTGTCAACGCCACAAAATGGGCCTGGGAGCAAAGGGCGGGCGGTTCGACTGAGAAATCGATCCTTCTCGCGCTCGCGGACTGGTCAAGTCCCCATGATGGCCA